CAATTCCAAATTCAGCGTTGCCGTTTAAAATCTTATCAACGTCACTTACGAGAACATCGATCCGAGTACCGGCTTGTCCTTTGCGGCGATAGGTCTGCATGAGATTTTTGCTGCAATATGCAAACACATAGATCGTCATGTCTGTAATCGTGTCGCCATTAGTTTCTTCCGGCACCACCTCAACGCACAAAAATGTCTTGGAATTCTCTTGGGTGTCTGGAACAAACTCATATTTGAACACACAGCCGCCCTTTCCTGACCCATCCTTACCAAGCAGGGCAGTTTCAGGATCTTCAATATCGTCAACGTCCCCTAGAAGAACATCGAGAATATTATCATCGTTTATCAGCTTTGATATTACTTTGTTTTTGAAAGAACCGATCTCTTCCAAATTCATATCAGATCACCTCCAAATCAATATCGGCGGTTAATTTACCTGACTGAACTGTCAAAGATACAATGGTTCCAATCAGCTTGGGATTATCAGCGCAAACTACTTTACATTTTGCGCTAGACACAGAATCCTCCGCGTTCTTAAAATGGATCTCATCAGGAACATGATCGCCCTGTAAAGTCCAATTTGCCATCTCACACGTTTCGCCATCGATTTTCGCTGTAAACAGCTTACCGAAACCGCCGGCTTGAACTGTCGGAGTTCCAGTAAAATCAATACTGAGAACATATTCTGGCTCAGCCTCCTGCGGTGGATAGACGACCTCTGGCGGAATTTCTTCTGTATCTTCAATAGGAACATAGTCACATATCATCTTCTCAGCGTTGTCAGTCTCTGGATTATATAGATCCTGTTCGACGTTAAAAGAGAGAAATCCGACTTGTTCGTTATTGTAGTCAATGCGGCTTGTCATCTGGTCGACCGAAGTAATACGATATGTTTTAGGCACATCGTTAATAATTTCCAGCATTAGTCGCTTACCAATATTAAGATTGGCAGAGTATTCATCGAAAGGCATCTGGATACGGAATTCACGAGTAGAATAACTCATCTGCTTGTTCTCTTCCAAATTGGAATAATACGGCTTTTCAACTGTAGCCCACAAAGAATGAATTTCGTGAGAATTATCGTCTTGCCATTTGATTTCCTTTCGACAAATCTGAATACGTCCACGTACTGTAATCTCATCTTCCGGGTCTCTTTCTGTAATCAACCAGTGGCTCTTGCTCCAATAGACGATGCTTCCAATAGAAAAGTCTTCACCCGGTAGAGTATGGATGATCTTTTGATCCATAACAGTTGAAGAAATAATATTCAGTTTACGCGGGATATCATCAATCGTCACATCTTTAAAAGAAGGACTGACTGGAGCCAACTTGTTTTGGTCATGAATTGACTTGTTAATTATTCTGTCACGCTGGGTTAGTCCATTAAGTTTAAGCATTTTTCTATATTCTGATCGAGTCATAAGCCACCGCCTTACTCAGTCAACTCAGAAACCTTGTTTACTCTGAACGAGTAGCCATTCATTTCGGCTTTCAATTTCCGTTCTGAATACTGTAACAAGTCTTTCATCTGCTCCAATAGCTTAGCGGGGGAGAACATAGAGAAATCTTTTGTACTCATGGCATTTTTTAGTGCGTCAGAATTAAAGACGTAAGGCTCTAACCAGTGAACAATCATACTCAGGGCGAGAATACTCTGCTCCTTGCGAGACAGCGTAATGTTAAACATCTCAAGCTCTTCATCATAATCAGTCAGGTCTTTAGCACAGATATCTGCAAAATCGTCAATTGCTGCCTGAAGCAGGTCTTTTTCGACGGCAGCAAACATTTCGTCTGTGTAGCCTTCTTTGTCATAATCTTTGATTCGCCCACGACAGCGGGCATAGATACTTTCAAAAGTGGTTGCCATAGCCCGCCTCCTTTATTTAGATGGTATCTTCCAGTTCAACATCCAGAGAGTCCTCCAGCGCCTTGATAGCACTGCGACTGTCCAGCTCGCCAGAATCAATCTTCTTCTTAGCCTCAGATGCGATGGCGTCCTTGGTACCGCCCGGCAAAGTGGGCACGATCTCCTTGATTTCGTCGGCGGACATATTAAATACATCCTCGAAGTCATCAGTAGACAGACTGTTCTGATAGTAACGACCAACACCCAGCTTCTTAATAACTGCGGGGTCATCAATCAGAATCCAATTCTCCTCAAAGAAGCGGCGCTGATTACCACGCATAGAAACGAGCTCGCGATACTCCATCTCCTGAATTTCACCTAGACCGCTCCACTCGACCACATAGCCGGGGTTCAGTGAGGACTTATAGATCAGGTTGCCAGAGACACCACTTCGGCACTCAACCATAGTTTCATTTGTAATCTCTGCGGTAGAAACAACGGGCTGCTCAACGGGGGTTTTTGCAGTAGTTGCCTTGGGAGCCGCAGCTTTTGTAGTTGCACGTCTTGCCATTATTTCCTCCTATATAATAAGAAGCGGCAGGGAAGCCCCTACCGCCCATGTAACATTTTAATTTGATGATCAGGACAGCTTGTACACGCCAAAGTCACGATCAAAGATAACGGCAATACCGGTGCGCTTCATCATCAGGAATTCCTGAGTCATATCAGCGTTGTCCATGGGGTTGCCCATCAGCATAGTGACGTCGCCCTCGGTAACGCGCTTAATGGGCTTGGTATCGCCAGCAAACACGTAGATGACATCGTCGCTCAGCAGGAAGTCGTCGGTGCCGTCCTTGTGACGCTGCTTCACAGCCACCAGAGGAGTGCCGGCCAGATGACCAATATAGCCCATTGCGTAAACATCTTCCTTAGCGGAATCAGACATGGTAGCAGTCTTGATCTTGCGCAGAGCCTTCTTAGTGCCGATAATAACAGCAGACTCACCAGTAGAAGTCTCAACGTGCTCGATCAGATCCAGCAGCTTCTCCTCGTCATAAGTACCGGTCACAGTATAGGGAGCCTGCAGCTTGGAGAACATGCCGGTGAAAGCAGCATATGCAGCATCCAGCTCCTGCTTGGTGAAAGACTTGCCGACCAGATCAACGAACTTGTTAAAGTCGATACGGCCAGCCAGCACGCGGTTCAGTTCCTCATAGATCTTCACGGCACGCAGCTGAGTATTGACAGTGATGTCCTGACCACCCTCGATGCGCTGACGACGAATGCCCTGAGTACCTTCAGCGATATCAGCAACAGCAAACAGGCACTCCTTCTCGATATGGAACTTGTTGGTGTCGCCCAGAGACATATTGCGATCCTCGACCATGTTCATGAAGAACTCGTCGCCCTTCAGACCTTCCTCGTGGATAACATTCACCAGTTCCTCAACAATTGCGAAAACCTGAGCGCACTTGCCGTCGCGAACAGCCTTCAGATCCAGCTTTGTGGAGCCACCATTTGCCTCAATCAGAGCCTTGCGCAGAGCCTCCTGAGTATCATTAACAGAGTAATCACCGGCGACGTGACCCTTGTAGCCATCAACAGCCAGCTTGATCAGATTAGAATCAATAGCCATGGTATAAACCTCCTATAATAAAAATGGCCGCCCGCTATTGCACGGACGGCGTTATGTTAATTTCTTGAACTTTGGGATCACTTCAGGCTAATGTAGAAGTATGTATACTTGCCATCGCCAAAGCCGACAGTCTCCTTCTCCAGAATGGTGCCGAAAGTGGTGTCATCAGCGGCATCGGTCTGAACGGTAATCTTGGTAGAACCAGCGGTATAACCAACAGTCTTGCCAATCTCGGGAGTGCCCTCGAAAGCCTCAGCGGTCACAGAGAAGCCACCCTTAGAGTCCAGAGAATATGCGCGAATGGTCTTACCGGCTTCATTGACCCACTCAGTCAGATAGTGAGCGACAGTCTGATCATAGAACAGCTCTTCCTCTGCAATCACATACAGATCCTCCTTCACGGCACCAGCTGCGGGAGCAGTTGCCTTATAAGCCTCACGACCCAGCTTCTCGCCCAGAACAACGATATTACCGTTATCAATTGCTGCGGGAGCATCGCTAGAATAGAAAATCACACTTGCCAGCTGCTCACCATTCTTGGTGCCACCCAGATTATCAGTGCGCACAACAGCATGCTTAATATTTGCCATAATTATGTACCTCCTAAAATTTTGAATTATTTACTTGCCGAGATAGTGTTCCATCAGGCCACCATACGCGGCGTCTGAACCGTTCTGGGTGCCACCCACGCCAAAGCGGACAGTTCCTCTATTGTTAGTAGTGGGAACATAAGAGAACTCAGCGGACTGACGACCAACCAGCGCATAGCACTTAGTCTCCAGCTCGGCATAAGTAATCTCCGTGTTCTCCTTCAGTGCGGTATATTCCGCATTTGCGCCCAGCTTTTCATCCATAATAGAGAACAGCTCGTCGCGCTTAGCCTTTTCTGCTGCGGCGACTGCCTCAGCTTCGGCCTGCTGATATGCTTCCAGCTTAGGTTTGATTTCACTAACTTCATTAGCTGCTTTAGTAAAGCTGTCAGACAGCTCAGCGATTTTGTCAGTCAGAGTAGTAAAGGCGGCAATAGTGCCAGGCATCACTTCACCCTCATCCCAATCCTCATATGCAACCTTCATGCGCTTGATATTCTCATAATCCAGAACAACATTGTCGCCATTCATAGAGTAGGGAATGCCCATCAGCTGCCATGTCTTGGAGCAACGAACCACCACTGTCTCAGGCATCAGATCTTCAAAATAGAAATCTGGAATCATATACTCAGAATCCCAACTAGAAGGATGAGTGTGCTCGGCAAGCTTAGTACCGATCTCGTCCATCAGCTGAACTGTAGTTAGAGTAAACTCATTGTTTTCAGTAGCGGTGGGCTCATCTTCAAATGCCGGTGCTGTATTTTCAGTCGGAACAGATTCACCCTCGCCCTCATTTTCTGCAGCATTTTCAGCCGCAGGAGTCTCACCTTCGCCATCTGCCGAAGTAGTATTCTCAGCAGTCTGGACGTCGGGCTCCTGTACTGTATTTTCTGCCGGAGGAGTCACGGTTTCAGGATTTTCGACCACGGTCGTATTCTTCTCGTTTTCATTCATTGGTGTTTTATCTCCTTTCTCCTCATCGGATGGATTTTCATTTTTTGCAGAATAATTCTGCTGGAGAGCCTGATACTCATAGAGACGCTCTCGAATTTGAGATGTGATATCGTCAACAGAAAAATTGGCGGTTACACAGCTCCCAGTCATTGCGGGCTGAATCTTCGGATCGGTGGTCGACAGAATGCAGCAACCATCAAACTTAAAAGACGAAACGGGAGTGATTCCGTCATCGCGTTTCGCCTCGCAAACCATATCGGTCAGTTCAACGCTGTGGTTTTTTGTCACATCGCGAGTGAAGATATCTACTGGGTCGCCAAATTTTGTCCAGATCAAACCATCGACACGCAAATATTCACGTTCTGTGCCGGTTCCGTCATCTTTAATAATCCAACGCGGGTTACAAGATTCAGGAATCACACCATAAGCCTGCCCTGCATACAGATATTTGACATCGGTATCGGTGATTCGTAGCTCGTGCTCATGCCCTTTGAAGTCTTTATCTTCATCGTCCAATTCATTCACTACATAACCAAGAATCGGCATATTGGCGATAGTCGGGACAGCTTTGTTGATAACATCTTTCGTGAAACTGGTCTTATTAAGATTTGCTCCTGTGTGCATCACATCAATACAGACATCTATGAAGCGAAAATCAGAAGTTTCATATTCATTCTTCTTTGAAAAAGAGATTGGATATCGTTGATTCATTCTGTTTTCACCTCCTCGCCCGCAAAATAAAAGCCCTGACGAATTGCAATCTGCAACTCAGCCAGAGCATTTTCAAATACATTATCATTGATAAATACATAGTTGTTCGGCGGATCTTTTCGTAGCAGGAGAGCGCCGTGTTCTATCAAAAACTTCGACATCCCGGCGGCGTGAGAACCATGCACGACTATTTCACATAGATATTGTGCCATGTTACTCCTCCTGTCTATCTGCTGTTACTTCGCCAGCGTCACTTAATTGCTTGCCTTCACTTGCATTAGATGGGCGTCCGCCCTCGTTTACAGCGCCAGATTGTGTATTAGAACTTTTAAGCGGAACTTCAACATTATTTAAGCCGAGTACATCATTTTCAAGATAAGCCATATTTTCATAATCCGTACCAGCAAACCCGGCGGTTGCAAGGATAGCGCTACGTGTTGGAATGCCATATTGGGCGTCCTTTAGATATCGCTCATGCATTTCGGCACGGTTGTAATGTGTCACCGGCAGGAAATTGATACGGAATTTATAAGAACTTGATACGCTCTTGAGTTTACGATTTACCCAACGCTCCAGCTGACGAATCACCGCGAATACAATCATTTGGTCATTTACAGTACACAGATTCAGCGTTGAAGCAGCCGGATCGTCACCGCCGCCAAACAAGATTTTGTTTACACCAGCCTGCGCAAATAGTGTTGCTTCGGCCTTTGCAACCTCGTTCGTATCACTATTTACACCGCTTTTGTCAAAATTCCAGTCAGTTAATTTCATGGGCGTCAAAATCGCACCAATATTCGGCGGCAACACATTACTCATCATGTCGTAGAACTCTTTGGCAGTTTCATAGTCAATCAGGAACGAACCATCTTCGTCACTGATAGGGATTTCCATCGCAATGGCTTTGTAGTTGTTGGCTTCGCTTGCGTTCTTGCTAATGGCGCGGTAATCCTCAATATCCGCCAGAGCACTAAATAGACTCACAAACGGCGGAATGGGGATATAGTCATGTTCATTTACCTTAATACAGATTGACTTAGAACTATCCAATTCTTGCCATTTATATAACTGAGTATTGGTTTTATAGGTGTTATACATGGTTTGGAACTCAGGCGGATAATTCAGTAGCTTGTCTTGGTTTGAATCAAAATATGAAAAGTTAAATGCAAAGTTGTATACACCATCTTCAATGCTGCTGATTTTACAATAGTCTGCATCTAGGTTCTGGAAAGCAAAACTATCATTTGTCTCCCATGCGTATCCATAATAAACGTCGTCGCGAAATGCAATCGTCAAAATCTTGGTTGCTTCGTGTGGAATATTCATCAGTTCAACAGCTGTGGAGCTTGCGTAGTATGCTTTCTTAAACTTATTCTGATTGATGCTTTTAGATCGATCAAGACCGTAGGGAACAAGCTCATAAGAGAATGTAGACATATTCGCAAAATATTGAATCAGCCGACGATAGTAGTTTGAAATATTGAACAGATATTTGCTCATATTCCGCAGTTGCTTTTCGTAACTAGCTGGATTAGCAAGATACTTCACGATTTGATCCTTCGTATACTTGGTATATGTCGGATTGGTCTCTGATGTGGATTCAAGATTACGAATACCGATTTTTGATAAGTTAGCATAGACACCACTTACCAAATCAGAATATGTAACATAAGAGGTTTTTCCACTTTTGGAATTCGTGACCATGACCTTTTTATTCATTATATTTTCAGCCATTACAGCCCTCCCTTCTTCAATATTGGCGCACGGAAGTTAAAATCAAGCAGCTTCGGTTTGTTATGCCGTTTCTCCATGCTGCGCTCAACTTGCTGCGCAATATAATAATTGTAGGACAGGGAAGAGTAACGGTCTTTGCGACATCCAGATTTCTCCTTGACCTTGATTACGTTATTTACTGTTTCGTAGCCCAAATTAACAAGTTCGTTCACTGCAAGACCGGTGTTGATATATGGCATTTGTAGAGCAGCTCGTTCGCTGGGTGACATTTTATCATACCCTTTATACAACTTGCGTAGCTGATCTTCGCAGCTATACTCGCTTTGTAAAAGGTGGATTCGCCCCTGCTGGAAACCACTACGTAGACCAATAGCAACATCACTATTAAATTGTGCGCTACCCATAATAGCCCAAATGACCTTCTTAGCGGCCTTATCAGAACAACGATCAGCAATTTCTGAATTGTTGCAGCAGCTGATTGCCGGATAAGTTTCGCCAGTTTCAGGATCGTAGATATCACGCATAAGTAGGTCGATCAGCGGAATACCAACTGAGCGAGCGTCGATGCCGAGATAATCACAGTTAAAATATTCAAAGTAGCGGCGCAGTTTCAGTGCTTGATCTTGTACGCTCATACCTTCAACGTTCTCTGAGTAAACGAAATTACTTGTATAACGTCCAGATTTGTTTGGTATCATACAATTAAGGAAGATACTTGTTGCGTCATTGTCATTTTTCTTGGAACTCATCAATGCGATATCGGCAGTTAAAAT